CCGCGTGGGTTTAATTTTTGCGGATCTGTTCAGAACAAAACTCGTCAAAATCTTGTCAGCAACAGTTATTTTCAACACTGGAGCGGAAGCCTTCCAGTTAACTGGTATCTTTTTCTTGGTGGGGGAACGTGGAGCCAAGACACAGTTGAAATTCACGGGTCTTCGCCATATTCTGCCAAATTAGTTTGCGCGGCAAACAGAGGAATGATTGCTTTTGCTCTTGAAAGCAGTTTGTCTCGAAATCAGACAGGTGAGTACAAAATTGCTGGTTTGCGCGATCAAACTCTTGTTGCGGCTGTTTGGTGCAAATCTTCAGTAGCTGGATTTGGAAATATTAAGCTGGGAGACGGTACTAGCTACGGCGGCGCAACGCATACCGGAAGCGGCAATTGGGAACTGCTTACGGCTTTTATCCGCGTTAGCAGCACGGCTACTGAAGTTAATTTGCAACTCCGTTCAGATAATGATGGATTGGCAAAAACAGGCACGATCTACTTCTCTGAACCTGTCTGTTTCTTTGGGTCGGAACTTACCAGCTTTGAACCGCGTCCGATTGTTGAAACGGGCGGAAAAATGTTCGGCAAGTTTGGGCACGCTCCGTCAGAGAATTTTGCGGATACAAACGCAACGCCTTCAGTGAACGATGGCAACTTATTTACGACTGCTAATACACTTGCTACCACGATCACAAACTTCACCGATGGCTGGCCCGGACAAATCATCTACATCCGTTGCAACGATGCAAACACAACGGTTGCTAATAATGCTACTATCCAAACTTCGACAGGTGCAAACAAACTTCTGTCGAGCGGTACGGTCTACAAGTTTGCCTACTTCGACAAGTGGAGAGAGTTTTAATGCTTACTCCTGGGTACAACCTGACGGCTACAGAACGTGTTCTGCCCCGGTTGGCGCTAGACTTTACGACCGCGGTGCTTGATCCTCGCGTTACTGTTACCCGCGCGCTCAACACCGCTACCCGCATCAATAGCAACGGTTTAGTTGAAGGTGTAAACGCCAACCTGCCTCGGTTCGATTATAATTTTGCTACCAACTCTTATAAAGGTATTTTAATTGAGGAAACGCGGGCCAACAGCTTTATATATTCTGAACAGTTGAATTGACTACTATCTGCTCATCACTAAATAAATCTATTATCTTATTCTCTACGTATATTTGTACACTTCGCATTACATAACGTTGTTAATGATGTCATTCGCATAGTCAAACTCCATTGAGTAATTAATAACCTTATCATTGATTTTCTTCATTTTCTCAATTGACTTAGTTTTAATCTTCACGGGCTTATTGTCTAATAGTATAACCTCAGATAACATTAACTGTTGTATTGCTTCAGAGTTGTTTTCCTCAACCCACCCTGTATTAACCTTTACAGTAGCTTTTCCGTTAATATTCATTAACTTATTATAACCAACTGAAGTATTGTAGATAGGTGAATCGGGCATTAATTTCCAATCCGTCCCACTTACTTCGATATTATCCCTCTTAGCTTTAAAGAATATCAATCGTTGCCACACTCCAAACTTATTAATGAAGTCACATTCAACAGGTGTATATCTTGGTTCGCATTGAGTAGTGAATGTAAACGTTGCTAGTGTGACCGATCCTGAAGTGTTAAATATGCTTAGTGTGTTACCCGTTGCTGTATAAGAAGTATGTACCATTGGCACTTGCTTAATCACACCTGACAATGCTACGTTTGTAGTTGCCCCCGTTCCTAGTTGTGTATACCTAGCTTCAAGTGTAGTAAGTGAGTTAACGAATATAGAAACAGATCCACCGTTATCATTCTCTTTGACGTAGAAATCTCCAGTAGATAAGAACACATTGTTATAGATAGGATTTGAACCCTCCTCGAAATATCCGTAACCATCAAAACAAATAAACTCAGTCGTTGCGCTTAGCGTTCCGTTTAGATATGTCTTAGCAGTACAATAGCAATACTCACCAACAGGAACTACTGCCTGTGAACTTATCTCGGTAAATGAAGTATGGTTAATGTAGTTACGTACATAAGGTGACACATTGAAATAAACCGTTGTAGCTACTGTTGATGGAATAGGCTTGCTTAACACAAGTGTAGGTGATGCTGGAATACTAGCAGGTGAGTTCCAAATGTACAAGTCACATCTTACAGTATCGTTAGCTGAACCCGTTACCGATACGCTACGTGGTGAACGTGCAAATAGTTTTTCTAATGCCATTTTATTTTATTTCTGTTATTATAAAGTTCATTGCGTCTACTGTGATGTTATTTGAAGCACTTGTATTCCTTGCGTGGATTTCTATATAGTCATTTAATCCCATAGTAACAACACAAGCGAAACCAATATTTTCCGCCCTACCTGATGCATTTGCTGTTGACTTAGTTTTACTCGGTGTCCTAACTACTGATAGTTGACTATCATAGAATCCAAACTCACAAACATTCGTGTTACCTGCTGTGAATGAAAGAAAGCATTGTATTAAATATTTTCTACTGATTACTGCATCACAAGTAAGCCTATTATTTGAATGACTAAACTTTGAATTATCTATACTAGCAGTTGTTGTTCCTGCAACTTTAAAGTAGTTTGTTGTGTTAGATATAGTGGTTGCGGTTACGTTACCTTGCGTGTACAATTGACCGTTAACAGATGAATTTTCTATGTTAGTACAATTGATAAATAAAGCATCGTTAGAAGATTGGTCTAAACCTGCCAAGTAAGTACCACCACCTGCAAAGTTTACCGTGTCTAATATGTAGCTTTCAGTTGGTATTGTTGCACTAGTATCAAAGTTTATTCCTGTTTCACCTGTTCCAACAATGAATGAAGAGTAGACAATTCTAAATCTTCTCGTTATAGTTAGAGTTGATGGTATTATAAACGCTGTATTCGTTGCATTACAATCAAATAAACATTGACTGAATCCAACCGTTCCAATCGTTCCATCAAATGTTAAACCACCCGAATTAAGAAATGCACTATCTGCCATGATGAAGTTGGAATAATCTTTAACTGTTCCGACGGTAGCGCAATCTGTGAAGTTAACACCAAACCAATCCAAAGCCGTTGTAACACCGTCACCATCTAAATCTAATGCAATATCAGCTTCTATTGTAATGTTACGGATGGGTAATGAATAATTTGAAGTAATTAATGCAACACCTGTTAACCCCGTTGACTTGATTCTACAATTCTCAGATGAACCACCGATTAAAGTTGTATTAACTCCACACACTAATCTATCACCCAATAAATCAACCGTTGTAGTAAAGAAGTATGTAACGTTATCTTCCAAGGTAATCACATCACTTATTGGAGTAGGTAAGTCTGATACACTGCCAACGAAAAGAATATTACCATTAGATAAGCCTGAGCCACTACTTTCTAGTTTATCCAATCTAAACTCAATACTTTCTCTACTCATATTTCTTTAAAGTGTACTGTAAAAATTCATCTATATCTAATCCAAACGATTCTATAATATCATCACCTAATCTTTTATAAGCTAATTCAAAAGGACGGGTAAAGAAAAGACTTGGTTTGATTCCATTGTTAAAGACTGACCTAGCAATAAGGTAGCTTAGAGTTTTATGTGTGATGAATCGTCCTTGCTTATCTCAATCATTCCTTAATCAGATTGAAGATATAAAGATTCATAGACCTGAGAAATACCAACATCAAATACTAGGTGGTTGGTTAAACAAAGCTGAGGGTGTTATATTTAATAATTGGTCAATCGGTGAGTTCGTCAACTGTGGTACGGTTGTATTCGGTCAAGATTACGGGTTTAGTAAAGACCCATCAACACTTATTGAAACATCAATAGATAAAGCTAATAGAAAGATATACATTCGATTACATTTCTATTTACAAGGGCTTACTACTACACAACTATTTGAACTTAATAAACAATATGCAGGTGATAATCTAATTGTAGCTGATAGTGCTGAACCAAGACTAATAAACGAACTTAGAGCAAAAGGATTGAACATACTTGAAGCGGTTAAAGGTGCTGGTAGTATAACACATGGTATAGCAATACTTCAAGACTACGATCTAATTATTGACCCTAATAGCATTGAGCTACACAAAGAACTTAACAACTACTCATGGTTAGATAAGAAGTCTAATACTCCTATTGATGACTTTAACCATGCGATTGACCCTATTCGATATGCTACTACCTATCAACTAGAGAACCCTAACCGTGGAAACTATGCTATCTATTAACAACAGAATTAAACAATTTTAGTTATAATAATATGAATATAGAAATAGATGTTCCTTCTAAATTATCTGACTTAACACTTGAACAGTACCAGGTGTTTATGCGCTTAGTTGATAAGGAAGATTCAGAAGAATTTATCGGTCAAAAGATGATTGCTATCTTCTGTAAGATTAAACTATCTCAAGTAGTGTACTTTAATGCACTATCCACTACTGAAACTATCCAATCACTAACGAATATGTTTGAAGGTGAAAAGAAGT